GACGCAACCGGATTTCAAGGTGTGGTGCGAAGAGGCGCCCGAGATTGCAAAGACGATCCACACGTCGAACATGTACCTCATCACGCCAAAGGGGATCAAAAAGTATGCGAGCCCGGAGGAGATTCTGTGCGACTATCTCGAAACGCGCATGCGCATCTACGCGAAGCGCAAGGCGTACCTGCTCAAGCGCATGGCGGCCGAGTGTGAAACGCTGACGCTCAAAGCCAAGTTTGTGCGTGACGTCATCGAGGGTCGACTCGTCGTCTTCAAAGTGGCTCGCGAAACCCTCGAGGCAACCATGGCTGACAAGGGATACCCGAAAGAGCTGCTGAACACAAAGACGTACGAGTACACCAGAGAGGAAGTGGAACGGCTCGTCGCACGCGTCAAAGAGTACCGTGAGGCGTACGCGACGCTCGAGACGACGACCGTGTCCGACCTATGGAAACAAAATCTGCGTACGTTGTAGTTATGGACCTCCAAGGGAACATCTTGGAGCTCATCGCGGACGACACCGTCTCCGTGTCCAACATTCACAGCGCCGCCGTGATGTATCTTCAAAGTGCACCGCTCAACGCCGATACGCGTGCGGCTGCGCAGGTGTTTACAGATACGATTGCGACCGCGCAGTCAAAACAGGATGTCGCCGACGCACTGTACACGTTTTCGACGACGATCAATCTTCGAACCGGTAAATTGCTCACACCGACCGTCGCGGCGCCGATCGTGACGCCAGTCACTCAGACTGTTACGCAGAGCATAAGCGTCCTCGGGTTTTACGGCCCGTCGATGATCGAGGATGGGTCCTTTATGGTGTACCTGACCGAGCCGACGCAAGGAGTGACCATCGGACCAGGCTGGACGGTGACGGGTCTGACGGGCATTTCGGGCAACGTGACAATCACCCAGTTTACGTCCAACGTCTACGGTGATGTGGTGATCAACCCCGGACCGCCCTCGATTTCGTTCCCGTACGTCTCCAACGCCGTGGTTGTGTCCGACATGCCAAATGCCATCCAGGCACCGAGTTCGATCATGCGCCTGACGCTCAACCAAATGTCGGCATCGTACGTGCCAAACGTCTTTTCCAATGCAACCACTACGTTCGGTCTTTATGATCCACGGGCGTACGACGCATCAAAGATTCAGGGTGAATTTGCAGACCTTCGTGAGCTCAACTCGAACGTCGCAACGTCTGAGGGTCTGAACGAGCTCAAGACGTTCGTCGAGCGCGGCGCAGGGACTGGTGCTCTCCTGTCCATGGCAGCGGTCGGTGCACAGGAAAAGTACCTCTTTGGTGGTCAGTCGAGGTGGCTTCCCAAGTTTAAGCAGCACACGCAATTTGCAATGACTCAGCGTCTGAGTCTTCCGATCAAACAGACTGGTCGGACGTTCCTCGGGTCGGTCACACAGGTTGATCTCTTTCCGAGACAGATGGGTGATCTCATCGCAAACATGTACGTTCAGTGTACGCTGCCAGCTCTTCCGAGTGGCTACTCGTACAGCGAGCTCGTCGGTCGAGCCCTCTTTAGCAAGATTGAGTTTCTGGTGGATGGCCTACCATACGAAACAATCACGGATGACTGGTACGTCATTCGCGATCAACTGTTTCTGGATGCCGACGAACGTAACGCCATGTACAAGGCGGTCAGTGGTGGTTACGCCGAGGGCACGAACGTTCCAGGAACTACGCCGATTAATCTCATCATTCCGCTCGAATTCTTCTTTTGCAGACGCCATACGCACAGCGACGAGGTGAAGGAGCGACTCGAGAAGCCGTTCTTCCCCATGTGCGCCGTGACGCGCTCGACCATCACTGTCCGGTTCACATTCAACACGACCGCCTGGATCACAAATGCAACGACCGACGTCGACGGCCGAACGATCGATATCGGTGCACCGCGACTCCTCGTCGAGGAGATTGTTCTTTCACCCGAAGAGCGTCTGTACTACCAAAACACCAAGCTTCAGTTCAAGGTGCCGCGCGTTTGGTCTGAGGCGGTTCAGCCGTATCAGAATGGTCTGACGCGGCTCAACCTGACTGCCAACTACCCAGTGACGATGATGGTCTGGTTCGTCCGGAATCAGCTGTACGAAACACAGGCGAACAATTATTACGACTCGCGATATGCCTATGGCTACACGACAAAGTACATTCAGGCGGCGACACCCGTCACCTTCTTTAACCGTGCGAATGTGCGCTACATTGACACGATCGAGTACGCGACGTTGTATCTCAACAACCAGAACGTCCTGTCCAACTTTCCTGGCGGTCTTTATTATTCGTACAAACAGCCGCTCGATCACGGGCTCACCGTCCCGTCAAAGAACCTGTACGTGTACTGCTTCGGCAAGTCGCCCGCCGAATACACCCAAGAGGGTGCGCTCGACTTCAAGACGCTCAACTCACAGACGACCCATCTGGACATCAAGTTCCTGGACACATACACCCCTCAAATTGCGAGTCAGTACCTTTTGCACCTGTACTACTATGGATACGTGACACTCGAGGTGTCGGGCGGCTACGCAACACTTCTTTCGTAGTCATGTACTCGATGATACCGTTAGTGATGCACCAGCGGATGAAATTGAGCTGGGCGACCGTCGTGGTCATGCCGTGAAAATCGATCCGCTCGGTCCGACAAAACGGGTCAAACAGCTTCTTCGAATAGCCATCCAGGCTCGACTTGTACGCGACGTGCACGGTAAACTGGCGCCCGGCCGGTGTCATGTACGTGACGTGTTGGTTCTTGGAATAGTTTGTCACAAACCATTCGAGGTTACGCAGAGAAATGCCGTTGCGGTGACCGAGAATATCTATAAGCTGCTCGCGGTGCTCAGGGACGTCGAAAAAACGGGACAAAGAATCGAGTAAAAGTTCACACTTGCTCATTACACACACTGAGTGAGTCCCTTTTAAACCCTACGAAAAGTTGGCCAGGCACTTGTACCAGTTCCCATCATACGACACGTAGCACTCCTCTGTGGTACCATTGGGGGCGTACGCATACCCATTCACGTGACCCGGTGGGTTCGAACGGTAAATGTACGCGCCGTTATTCAGATACAGACCATTTCCTCGGTACGATGCGCACACCGTGAGAGGACCGTCAGTCAGTCCCTGCTCGACCTGAGGAGTGGCGAGAATCTGCTGTCGAATCTCCTCAGATTCCGTCACATTTGGAGCGGGGACAAGACCCAGGAACTCCGTAGGCTTGGGATCAAGGATATTGACCTTCATTGGTTTGGGTGTACTACGCTCGCTCAAGTCCCGTGTAGACAAAACCTACTTTGCACCGGCAGCCACGAGGAGCATGGTCGACGCGAGGACCAACCCGATGATCATGTACCAGAAGATGAAGTTGTCGCGCCAGTCATCCTCGATAGCACAGCCACACCCCTTCTTCTTGAGGTCCGGGATGTACGTCAGGATCGAACCCACGTTGACCAGCGCTGCGAGGCCGTAGACGGTCGCAAAGCCCAACAGACCCTTCATGAACAGGGGCTTGTTCAACGCGCCCATAATCTGCTGCTTAAAGAACGAGCGGGCCGTCAGCTGCATAACCATGAGTGCAATCACGACAATGTTAAAGTACTTGATATAGTCGCGGCGCCAATCCTGACCGCACTCGCACTTCTTTTCATTCTTCAGAATCCACGAAAGGACGATCGAGCTAAACGCGATGGTGCCGAGAGCACCGACAGCCTGAGACATTTAACAGAAGGTGAGATTTTTGTTACACTCAGCAGAATCGCCAGCGGTGTCCGCACGCGCAGCTGCAAAAGTTGGTCGCCGGCTCATCTGCGCTGCGCGTCTGCATCTGGTAGTAGGTCGTCTTCTTGCCCTTGCATTTGGGGCACGTCAGCAGTCCCTCGTACGCCTCGTCCTCCTTCGCCTTGATCATCTGCTTCTGCATATCCTTCTCGCGGTTCTCGATAAGCCCCTTGGCGTACGGGCCATCTGGCCAGAGGTGCTCGGGACTCATCCCGCCAATGTCAGCCGGGTTCACCGTCTTGGTCTTTACAACCGCTTCGACGAGCGCTGGATTCTTGCTCAGGTTGAAGAGGATAGACATGACGCGCTGCTTGTACCGCCACCGGTACGTGGGATTTTCCCACGAGGCATTCTCCGTGGGGTTGGGTGTGTGCGCGTAAACCCAGTTTTGGATCGAAATCTCCGTATTCTTCACCTTGGCGCTCCCGGGCGGAAGGCCGTAAATCTCGGCAATTTTACCAATGGTGTGAGCGCGCAGAGGCTCCATGGTGAGTCAGGGGTTTGGTGCTTTAAGAGGGCGTAACGATTCAGTGGTGCGTCAATGACCCGTGTAGACACAACCTAGATTTCATGCATTCGGATTTCAGTCCCGGCCGTGCCAATCACGGCCACCGCGACCGTGCCACTCTGGGCGCGGACCCCAATACGGCCCCCCGTGCGCGTAGCCCCACTGGCGCGACGGGCGCCGCTGGTCCCGGCCAAAGATGAGCCATGCGATCAGTGCGATCAGTGCGAGTATGATGACGGTCTGGTTCTCCATATAAAAGGCAGAGACATTTATTCACCAAATGGTTGGCACCGCTGAGATCGAGCCCGATCATGTTCCACCTCCTATGGCAGAGTCGGTGGCTGACGCACCGGATATCGTGTCTGAGAATGACGATACCTCGGTCACGACCGAGGATGTGATGGAGTCTATCATGCCGCGTCGCACGCCTGCGATTCACATCCAGGCGCGCCTGGATCTGCCGGCGTGGTTTGTCGTCCTGGTATCCTATGCGTTTGCGTACGGTCTCGGCTCGTTCACGACGCGCTGCTCACCACGCTATTAAGTCGATCACACGTTTACTCAGAAACGGCCGTACGATGTGCAACGTCAGCGTGACGAACCACGTTGGATGTATGATTTGAATTTTCTCTAGATGTGTAGAGTACTTACCCGTGATGAGACGTGCGAGTCCGATTGCGACATCCACTTCGAGTATATGTTTCATGGAAAACCCCTCTGCATCAAATACCCACGACCACGGTCTTTGGTGCTCAGACAAGACGCCATCGTAGTGCTGTAAGATGCCGTCTTTGTCCCAATATTTTGTCGCTTCAGCCGGTTTGGTGTAGAAAACACCTGGTGAAATCTGCCTGAATGAATGACTCGTAGGGTCCCGAGCACAGACTGGACACTCGTACATTTTATATGATAGTAACATGGCGGAAATTGTAAGACTCACGACGCAGGCGAGTATTATCATACAGGCACTTTCGACTGTATTCGGTGTCAAAGGTATTCTCACGCAAGTTCCCGCCTCGAAGCAAATACTGGTGAATGTTCTGAAACTTGAGATGCTCGTCACGTCGATTCAACTTGCATTCTATATCAAGTTGTACAAATCATTTAACTTGGCAACCATGGCAACCAAGCGTTATTCGGACTGGTTTATAACAACACCGCTTATGCTAACTAGTATGGCTGTCTATTACGTATACGAAAGCGGTAAACCGTTTACGATCGAAAAGTATAGAAAACCCCTTGTTCAGATGTTTATTGCGAATTTCGTCATGTTACTTGTAGGGTTTCTGGCCGAGAAGGGTCTGATGGATCGGGTTGCCGCACTCGGGATCGGGTTTGCCGCGTTTGGATTTGTATTTAAAAAATTGTACGACGAATTCAGAACAGACGAGTCCGATAAGCTCTACAAGTTGCTAACGAGTGTATGGGCTCTTTATGGCGTAGCCTTTATCTTACCCGACGTCCAGAAAAATATCATGTACAACTGCCTGGATTTGATATCGAAAAACTTCTTCGCATTTTTCTTGTACAGGAAGATTTCACATTAGGACTGGACTTTCGGTGTCACGGTCAATCCGACTCTGTGCATTTCTAACGGCGCCGACGACGCTTTGAGCGACGACGTTATCGACACACACATCTTGGCCAAACTTTACGGACCATACACCATTTGACGTTTCGGTCGCCCATGGGTCTTCTTCGTGAGCTGACCCGAGCGCTTTAATCGCGGCATCGTACGTGCGTGCAATCACGACCGTACCATTCCGGAAATGAAAATATCCGCCATGTGATTTTTGTGCCAGCCGCGGTGCGCACCACATGCTACACAGTCGGTTCATCTCGTCTTGCGTGTAATACCGAGCGATGCTTCTAGACTGCTTTTTGCGCGCGCCAACGGTTTAGTTCGCCGAAGCACGAGATCATCCTTTGGTCCATCGACTGGCAAGGATCGAGTGAGCTTATTCGACGCCAGGTTCACAATCGGTATGATATGGGTCTCCCATGGCATGGTGACAAAGACGTTTGACGTCGAGGCTCTAAACTCTTCGATGCTGAGCGTTCCGCCAAACATCTTGAGCGCGAGTCTTTTGGGTGCCGGGCTCGTCGGCACGTACTTGTTGTTGTTTGCCTGCTTGCGCATGAGTGCAATGTACATCTGAACCTCGCCGGCACGAGACCCCGCCGTGTCCATTGCATAACTTTTGATGCACTCCCATGAACAAAAGTATCCTGTGGTCGAAAAGCGTCTTCGACGGTCGTCATATTTGTACGGGTAATGGAGGGACGGACCTGGAAAGGGGTGACAGCACCACCAACAGCAAACGTTTGACATTACTTAAAGTTGTATCTCACTTCTTTAATAGTATGATGCTCCTATCCATCGACGTCGGTATAAAAAATCTGGCAATGTGCCTTATCGATCCCGGAACCAAGAAGATTAACGAGTGGGAGGTGGCCGGTGTACCACCTCAATCAGCCGATGGACTGTTCCGATCGCTCAAGAAGCACATGGATGCTCGGCCATGGGCTCGACTCGCACCAGGTACAGTGCTCATTGAGAAGCAACCGGACAAGAATCGTACGATCAAGTCGGTCGAGCATTTCTTGCACACATACTTTTTGTGTCAAGGTATAGACGTCGTCATATGGGACGCTCGGCACAAGATTCCCGACGTGGCTGGCCCGGGTCGAGCAAAGTACCTCGAGCGCAAAAAGGCGTCGATCGATCGGTGTCGCGCATTCATCGAGGCGACCAACCCTGATTGGGTCCACGACTTTGACAAGCACAAGAAGAAGGATGACTTGGCCGACACGTGCATGCAAGCCCTGAGCTACATCGACCGTCAACCGGGTCCAGATGAAGCACCTGCTGCTGACAAAAAGGCGCGTCCCAGGAAACCGACCGAGAATCAGAAGGCGACCAAGTACAGCAAGGCGAACCTTGCATGGCTGTATGTGAACGGTCAACATAACAACAAGCGTTTCGAGAAGGATCTCGCCCGGTACTATCACACTCTGGATGAACTCATCACTGAATTTTGTCTCGCTACACAGTAGATAATGGCCAATCAACAACAAGATGGCGGAGGGGGAACCGCCGCCATCGCCGCGATGATCATGATAGCCTTGTTGATTGCCGTTTACTTTGCCATGCGTGCGGGAAAGAAGAGCGGTGGTGGTGACGGTGACGGTGACGGTGA